TGACTACTCCAGACCAAGGATTTAACGGTTTTGTGTATAGCAAATGGGGAAAGAACGCTCAAGCAGGTTATGAGTTAATTAAAGCGCCTACTCATACAAATCCATACTTGCCCGATGACTACATAGAGCAGATAAGATCTAACTATGACCCAATACTGGCAGAATTATATTTAAATGGTGAATTTGTAAGCCTTAATGAAAATAAGGTTTATCACTTCTTTAAGCGTAGTCAGCATCATACAAATCGAGTCATTACAGATAGTGATAAGTTTTTATATGTAGGTCTAGATTTTAATATTGGCGGCACATGCGCTACAATATGGGTTATAGACGACAACAAGCCGATCGCAGTAGATGAGTTCTCAAGCCATGATACATATGATTTTATTAACAACTTGAATAAGTACAAGGGAAAGAAAGTTATTGTTTATCCTGATGCGTCCGGTAGATCTGGCAGCACAAACGCCACATTGTCTGATATTGGCTTGATTGAGAATGCAGGATACCAAGTAGACGCACCCGCAGCTAACCCCGCCGTACGTGATAGAATTAACGCTGTAAATGCGTTATTATCACACGATAGAATATTAATCAATACTGACAAGTGCGAGAATCTAACACACGCAATGGAGACGCAAGGTTATACAGCTAAGGGAGATCCTGAAAAGTATGATCAGCACCCATCGGTTGATGATTGGATGGATGCGTCAGGTTATTTTATTAACCGTAAGTGGCCTGTACGCAAACCCGCGATAGACTTGAACATAAGGTTTAACTAATGCCAATAGATACAAAAAACCCAACCTATTCAAACAACTTGTCTAAATGGACGCTAGTACGTGATTGCGTATCGGGTGCAAAGCAGGTTAGATCTAAAGGTGTGCTGTATTTGTCTAACCCAGAGCCAAACGACCCAGACAATAAGAGCGATCGATACTTTGATTTTAAAAAGCGTGCTCAGTTTGTAAACATTACAGCGCGAACACGCAACGCAATGGTAGGTATGGCATTCAGGCGTCCTCCAGAGGTTGATGTTACGGGAATAGAATACATAGAGAATAATGCCACAGGCTCGGGAACGACCCTAGAGCAGCTTGGAAAGGTCGTTGTGGGCGATCTATTAGAATGTGGTCGTATAGGCTTATTGGTTGACTATCCCGAATCAGTGCCTAATCTTAGCAAAGAGCAGACAAACCAATTGGGATTTACTGCAAGCATTAAAGTCTACACTGCTGAGAATTGCATAAACTGGAAAACAAGCATTGTAGCGGGTCAAAATGTTCTATCTTTAGTTGTGCTCAAAGAAGAATACTTGCTAGAAGAGGATGAGTACGATCAAGATACAAAGATACAGTATCGTAAGCTGTGTTTAATTGATGGGATATACAGCTCATACATAGAGCGAGATAACGTAATCTTTGGCGACATAGTGCAGCCTCGTGCCAATGGCCGGCTACTAAGATTTATACCATTTATATTCGCCGGTACTTACTCAAACGATCCAGCGGTAGATGATGCGGCTCTGTACGATATAGCAGAGGTAAATATAGGTCATTACAGAAACAGTGCATCATATGAAGAGGGTATCTACCTACATGGTCAGCCTATGCTACATATTGATACAGGATCAACCAGCGCTATAGAATTTCAGACATTAAACCCAAACGGAATAGAAGTCGGCGCGCGTCGTGGCATTGCAACGGCTGGGGGTGGGTCTGCTAAATTGCTACAAGCAGCATCAAACGGTGCGGCATTTGAAGCTATGACACAAAAAGAGGCGCATATGGTAAGTATTGGCGCACGATTGATAGAATCAGGAGGTCAAGCAGAAACGGCTGAGGCCGCACGTATTAAGCATGCAGGCGATAACTCTGTATTAGCTAACATCGTGCAAAACGCATCATCAGCTATAGAAACGTGTCTCGGTTGGGTCAATTTATTTATGGCTATAACTAACGAGCCTGTATTTATAATCAATCAAGATTTCTACGATAAAAGCGTAGACGCAAATATTATAATAGCCAAAATACAATTGTTTGATCGTGGTATAATTGCGAAACAAGACATACGCAAGACGCTACGAAGAGCAGGTGAGATTGATCGTACTGACGAAGAGATAGATGCTGATGCCGAAGATCAGACAGTAATATAAATGAGCAGCAATAACGGCTTAATTGATGCGCTCACACTGCGCCAAATATTTGTGCAGCGTTATAGTAAGGGTGAAGCTAAACGCCTCCTAAAGCACTTGCGGATTTTATCAAGACAGCTAAAGTCTACCTTAGAAAGTGAGTATGGAAAAGTGCGAGCGGTAAGATTAGCCCAGCGTATAGCACAGATCACAACGACTGTACTGAATGAGTACGGCGATGACATGATACAAGGATTGAAAGAGTTTGGCGAAGAGGAAGCCGAATTTGTGCGACAAGCAATACTAGCAACCACAGCAGCCGAGGCGGTATCAGCGGGATCGTTGCGGCAGATAGAAGCATCTATTACAAAAGTACCGATGAAGCTTATAAGCGGGCAAAAGACGCAAACTGTCACTATAGAGCAAGCAGCAAAGCAATTTAGCAAAAAGCGCAGTCAGGAGATAGGCCAGCTAATACGTGATGGCTCATTACTTGGTAAGACTACTGATGAGTTAGTCAAAGATATTGAGAACATAGTCGGCGGTAAGATTAAGCAACAAGCAGAGTCGTTAGTAAGGACCACAACAAATCACATCGGCACGCAAGCTAGGTCTGCTACGTATGCTGCTAATGATGATGTAATTATAGGAGAAGAGTTTCTAGCTACTTTAGATAGCATTACATCAATCACTTGTGCAAGCCTTGACGGTAGAATATTTGACATAGGCGAAGGGCCAATGCCGCCACTACACTGGGGCTGTCGATCTGATAGAGTCCCAAAGGTAAATCCTAAGTTCGATCTAGGCTCATCGATTATTGGAGAGCGTGCAAGCATAGACGGACCAGTGCCGGGCAATGTTACATATGGTGGATTCTTAAAGCGACAGAGCGACGAGGTACAGATTGAAGTGCTAGGTGTTAGACGCGCGGCATTATTTAAAAGCGGTAAATTATCAATTGGTAAATTTAGCGATGAAGATACAGGCAAGGTATATACTTTAAAACGACTAAGGGAATTAAACCCTTTAGCTTTCAATAGTGCTAGTAGCACGTAAAACGGTCAGTGACTAGGTGATAATATGTCAGTAGAACAAACCCCCGAAGAAGTCTCAGCAGCAGCACAGGCGGCAACAGACGCAAGCAACGCCGAGTGGCAAGGTAAAATCGATACGCTTATGGCAGACAACGAGCGATTGAGCGCAAAGATTAGCGAATCAAACAAGCATACTAAAGCGGCTGAGACTAAAGCGGCTAAAGAAGAGAAAGAGCGGCTCGAAGCTGCTAGTAATTTTGAGCAGTTATATCGAAGCTCAGAAGAAAGACACGGCGTAGAAAAGGCTGAATGGGAGCTTAAAGACGGCGAGCGAGACAAAAAAGAAGCCAGCGGTATTGAACAGTCAAAAGCAAATGCACTTGCAGAAAGAATGACCAAACACACAGGAAGAGCTAAACAGCTTGCACAAAACCTAAAACCAAGGTATAAGTACACAAGTGAAGGTCTTAAAATTACAGATATTAACGGCAATTTGACTGTGTCAACAGAAGCCGATTTAGAAAGAGAATTTAGAACAAACCCAGACTATGATTTCCTTATAGATGGTGTTGACTCGTCAGGTGGCAGTGCTACCGGAAGCAACAACAGCGGCAGTGCCGGAAATGTTTATACTCGCGCTCAATTTGAAGCGTTAAACCCGGCAGAGCGTATGCGCGTCTCATTAGAGTCTCGTGCAGGTAAAGCCAAAATTGTTGATGAAAGGTAGTAATTAAAATGGCAGAGAACACAATTACAGGTTTAGTACCTGAGATTTACGAAGCGCTTGATATTGTATCAAGAGAGTTAACCGGAATGATTCCGGCGGTGACTCTTAACGCATCCGCAGCAACCGCATCACTAGGTCAGAATATTCGTGTTGACGTAGAGCCGGAAGGCAATCTAGTTGATATTACCCCAGCTATGCAAGTTCCAGAGCCAACAGGACAGACTTCGGGCTTTGTTGACATTCAAATTACTAACAGCAAGGCTGCTGAGTTTGGATTTATCGGCGAGCAGCAGTTAGGCCTTAATTCTGGACCGGGCTACCCATCTGTACGCGCACAAAAGATCGCACAAGCTATCAGAAAAGTAGCCAACGCCGTTGAAATTGATCTTGCTGGCCTGCACGTTGCAATGAGTCGCGCAGTAGGTACAGCGGGAACAACTCCATTCGGTACAGCAAACGACTTCACAGCAGCAGCTCAGGCGCGTCAAGTGCTTAAAGATAATGGCGGTGATATTGATCCACAATTAGTATTTAACACTAATGCCGGTGTCAATATGATTGGTAAACAGTCAGCAGTTAATGCGGCTGGTACTGATACCCTATTGCGTCAAGGTGTTTTGCTTGATGTTGCAGGTATGCCATTGCGCGAATCAGCTCAGATTTTCACACCCGCAGCAGGTACAGGCGCAAATGCTACAACTAACGCCGCAGGTTATGCTATCGGCGCGACTGTTATTACTTTAGCTAGTGCTGGTACAGGTACTATAATTGCTGGTGACGTAATTACTATCGCAGGTCAAAGCTCTCAGTACGTCGTAGCATCAGGTGATGCTGATGTTTCTAACGGCGGTACAATTACACTTGCCGCGCCGGGCTTGCGTATTGCAATCGCTGGAAGCACTACAGCAATAACAGTTGTTGCAGCAGCAGCACGTAATATGTGTTTTGCACGTAGCGCTTTAGTATTGGCTGCACGCTCACCAGCACGACCAGAGGAAGGCGACATGGCTGAGGACGTAATTGTAATTACAGACCCTAGATCAGGCTTATCGATGGAGTTTGCCATGTATAAAGGCTATCGTAAAATACGTTATGAAGTCGCACTAGCCTGGGGCGTGAAGGTAATAAAGCCAGAACACAGCTCAATTTTATTGGGGTGATCAATCGTTGCCGTTGTTGCATAAGTAGCAGCGGCAATAACTAGGTATATATTATGTCTCAAGTATTAGAAACAGTAACAATTTACCGCGACGGTCAGCCGATAGTGATTAACAAATCAGATTTAAAAGATACTGACAAGCAAGCCAAAGAAGCCTCAAAAGATAAACAATTCAATAAAAAGAATCGCTAAAAGCAGGATTATTCTATGTCTTTAATTATTGAAACAGGAACAGGCAAGGCAGACGCACAGAGCTACATAACTGTTGTTGAGCTTTCTGCATATGCAGCGGCGCGAGGTATAACTATTGTAGGCGATCCAAGTCAACTGTTATTACGTGCTATGACTTATCTTGAGACTCGCGACTACACCGGCTCAAAGAATACTAAAGAGCAAGCGCTACAATATCCACGGGTTAATGTTTATATAGATGAGTTTCCAATACTTACAACAGAAATACCTAACATCTTAAAAGATTTACTTGCAGAAGTATCAATCGCAATAGATGGTGATGAAGACCCACTCGCTACTGTTGAGCGTGCTGTTAAGAAAGAAAAAGTAGACGTTATTGAAGTAGAATACCAAGACAACGCAGCTCCCTTTGTTTATAACATGCGAATTAAAGCATTAGAGCGTAAGATCTTAAAAAACACCGGCGGCAATAGCTTTGCAGTGATGCGAGCGTGACATTCTACACTAGGCTAGCGGCTACATCGTCAAGACTGCTAAAGAAGTTCGGGCAGACTGCTACGTGGTCACACGATAACGATGATGGCACTTTTAACCCGGCTACGGGCGTTATGTCAGGCGGAACAACAACGACTTACACGGCATCAGGTGCGCTTTTAGACTTTGACACTAGCCGAGTTGATGGCGACTCAATACGCAGCACAGATAAGCGCTTTATAATTGAAGCGGGTAGTAAGCCGGAATTAAACGACGTAGTGACCGTTGACAGCGTGGCTTATCAGACAGTATCTATACGCGAGACTAATCCAGCAGGTACGCCTGTTATTTACGAGCTACAGCTTAGGAGCTAATATGTCATTTACAGCACAATTACAAGCTTTTACGGATGTAGCGATAGGCAATGTCGAGCAAGTATACCGAGCAACTGCAATAAGCTTGTTTACACGAGTAATACGTAGAACCCCGGTACAGTCAGGTAGACTTCGCGGCAATTGGCAGACAGATATAAGCAGCCCTGCACAAGGTACGCTTGACCGAACAGGCGCAAGTGCTGCAATCAATGAAACTGTAGTAGTTTGTAATCGTGCCGAGCTAAACCAATCAATATATTTTACAAACAATTTGCCTTATGCCGTACCTATTGAAAATGGTAGTAGTACGCAAGCGCCAACCGGAATGCTAAGAGTTACTGTTTTAGAATTTGTTAACGTAGTTAATCAGCAAGCAGCGCAGTTATAATGAGCACATATTTTTTAGATATATCTGCGGCACTAGATAGCAACCTAGCGACATTCGCTGCGGCTAATAGTGTAAGCGTTGCTTATGAAAATATAGATTTTACGCCTACAGTTGGCACGCTATATCTTCGACCTACAATACTACCTGCTAATACGCTGCCGATTGGTGTTAGCTTTAATAGCGCACTTGATCATCTTGGTATTTATCAGATAGATGTTATAGCACCTGTAGATAAAGGCAAGGGCGCAGCAGTTACTATGGCAGACCTTATCGTATCAGCATATCCGCGTGGTGATTTAACGTATAATGGCGTTAAAGTACGAATCAAATCGGCATCGCGTAATGCAGACACGCGAGATGGCGCATACTACATCGTGTCTGTTATAATTACTTATCAATCAATTACAGCGAGTTAATTTATGGCCTTACCAATTACTTTTGACGGTGTTACCGTATCTGTTAGCGCAGATGCCCCCCCAACTTATGACGCTGCCGGTTTTGCCGATGCGTCTGTCTCTTACACAGTGATCGGACAAGTTACTAACTTTCCTGATCGTGGTCGCGTCT